CACCAGAGCCGCAGATGGTTCAATAAGCTATGACCTGCAAAGATTGCCGATATCGAGCCTCCGACAAGACCTGCCGGCGGTTTCCGCCCACCAGTAGGCCAACTTGCTGGCCCACTGTGCTGGATTTCGATTGGTGCGGAGAATTTTACGCTATGACCGCTATTATTGTGGAGCCTCAGCCCGTTTTGACCTCGATTCCGGTGCAATCACAAGCCCAAGCTCCGTTAATGGAGCAGCTTGAGGAGGGTGTGGCACCGAAGATCAGGTTCCAGAAGGCTAAGAGGCAGGAGAACATCAAGGAGTTGCAGGATTCACCGCTATTCCAATCTTGATATGGCCGAGTACCAAGGAAAGAAAGTATCGCTTGGCAAACCTTTCTACACACCGGGCGAGTCCAAGAAGAAAGCGGTGTACGTCCGCAATCCGAAGGGCACCGTGATCAAGGTTCGCTTCGGAGATCCCAATATGGAGGTTAAGAAGGACGATCCGGAGCGGCGCAAGAGCTTCCGAGCGCGGCACAACTGCGATACGGCAACTGACAAAACAACCCCAAGACACTGGAGCTGCAAAGCATGGTAAAACCATTCGACGACCTAGAAGAATTCAAAAACTGGTGGCTTAACTACAGGCCAATCAACACCTATGAAGGTGCCAAACCATGCTACCATGCAGACATTGCTGGCACGGTTTTGTATCGGCAGTATCCATATCAGGTGCAGTTGTTTATCACCCCACCTAACACCTTGATTGAAGAGCATCTGCATCCAAATGTGGACAGCTTTGAGGTGTATTTGACCGGAGACATAGCTTTCACATGCAACGGTCAAATATTTGATTCTCCTAAAATTGGCGAATCCATTCGCGTGAAGACCAGCTACTGGCACGGTGGAAAAACCGGAGAGCTTGGAGCTACTTTTCTTTCGATTCAAAAATGGCTCAACGGAGAACAACCGTCATCAGTGGCTAACGACTGGCATGATGCCAAAAACCAGAAAAGCGGGAACGAAGTGAACATCACAAAGATCGAATGATCTCACTCATTTCACGAGTCCGCGCCGCATGGACTTTTGGCCGGCATCAATGCTGGGTCGATGCGCTTCCTTGGAGCAGGGATGACGCGACCACTCTCAATAACTTTTTCAAGAGCGAGACCGGAAAAAAGTTCAAGGACGCTCTCCTGAACACTGTTCTTATGCAGAACGCTTCTGCAATTACGGACAGAAACCATTTGCAATACTCCTCTGGATTTGCAATGGGTCAGGCCAGTCTTGTGAAGGTCATCGAGATGATGGCCGATCGAGAATCAATTACGGGACAGGAAGATGATCCGGATTCTGTCACGAATACATAGGATCAAAGTTGCGGTTGCTGCGTCTGTGCGGACCAGCAAACGAATACAAGCACAATATGTCAGATGAAACAATGAGTGCCGATGCGATGCTCGCTTTGGCCAATGATCACGATGCTGGTGTCGATATCGACAGCCAACCACGGGAGCAGACTCAAAACAAAAACGAGTCAGCTTCGGTTGAGCAAGATTCCTCCAATGAGGGGAGTGCCAGTAAAGAGGTTAATAACCGCGAGCAAGATGATGTAGGCACGAGCAGTAAGTCAGAGACCGATTCCAAGGCCAAGCAGAAGGAAGGGGAGAAGCCGAAGGATCAGAAGAGCAAATTCGCCCAGGATCAGAATCGAAAGACCAAGACCTGGGAACAAATCAACGCTGAGAAGGAGGCTATCAGGGCCGAGCGCGAGGCGGTGAGGCGTGAACGGGAAGAGTGGAGCAAGCAACGGGAGCAATCCACGGTTGCTGATACCAATTCTTTTCGGGACGAGAAGGGTTACACTGCGGAGGATTACGAGGCTGCGGCCAAGGAATTCGATGCGGATGGTGACTCTCAGTTGGCCAAGGCAGCGCGAGCTAAGGCTGATGGCGTCCGTAAGACCGTGAGTGTGAAGCAGCAGCAGGTTCAACAGGAACGCTTTACGAGGACTTGGGCAGATAATTTCAACAAGTTGTCCGAGAAGGAGACTTGGTTGAAGGATCAGTCCAGTAACGAGTACAAGCGAACGGTTGAGTTGTTGCAGCGCATTCCGATCTTAACAACGCTGCCCAATGGGTTAGCCCATGCGGTAGAATTGATGAAGCTCCAAGATACTGCGGGTCGATTTCAGTCTGTAGAAGCCGAGAATAAGTCTCTGAAAGAACAGCTCAACAAGCTCCAGCAGAAGACCGCCATTGGTAAAAGCGTTCCGGCAGGACAACTCAAGACCGAGGAGAAAGATTTCTCACGGTTATCCATGAAGGAGCAAAGGGATGCGCTCATGCGAGCGACACGAGAGTTCGACCGGGAAAGCAACCAATAGCACAACCACAACTAAAATATGGCAGGCATTACTACTTCAACCACGCTAACCAGTCAGTTCCAGAACTTCTTCAGCAAGGAGCTTCTCTCGATCGTCCAACAGGAGACGATTCTTGATCAGTTCTCCATGAAGGCTCCGATCCCCAAGAACAATGGTAACAAGGCCATCACGATGTTCCGCTTCGGTCCTCCGAGCGTTGCTGGTGTCCAGACCATCAGTTCTGAAGGTACTCCTATCAGCTCTGGAAACTATCGTTCCCTTGTTCTCAACAGCCTCAGCAAGAGCCTCGCTCAGTACGGTCAGGTGATCGGATTGACCGATATTCTCCGCGCTACGGACCTGTTCAACTCCCTCCAGCAGGCCACCAAGACTTCCGGTCTGGACATGGCCCTCTGGGTTGACTCGGTCATTCGTAACACCCTGATCGGATCTAACCTCACTGCGAGCGGTTCTTCTATCGGTTCCGCCGCTGAGGGTGGTGGTACGTTTGATAACTCGGATGCTTGTAACACTGCCGCTTCTTCCGGCGGTATTAAGGTGTACGGCAACCCTGCTACGCTGACCACTCAGACGTTCTCTGGTCTGAACAGTGCGACCACTGCTGCCGATGCCACGATGACCGCTTCGGCTGTCTTGGATTCCATGACTCGTCTGAAGCGTAACCGCGCTCCGATGATCAACGGTGGCTACGTCCTGGCGACCGATCCTCGTGTTACCCGTGATTTGATGCGCGATGCCGATTGGTTGAACGCCTCCAACTACGGCAACAAGGGTACCCCGTTCTACAAGGGCGAGGTGGGTTCCATCTACGGTTGCCGCGTTGTCACTCAGACCAACTCGTTTGTTAGCACCGGCTCCGGTACTGCCGCTGACGAGTTCATCTATCAGGCTTCCGCCGCGGGTGGCGGTCTGGCGGTTAGCAAGGACATCATCGCCTCGTTCTTCTTTGGTAATGAGTCCTTTGGTATCCCTGCCTTGACCGGTGATGATCCGTTGTCCCCGAAGGTTGTGATCACCGATACCCCCGACAAGAGCGATCCGTTGAACCAGCTCGTCACCGTTGGTGTGAAGCTGTACTTCGCCGCTCTGCGTTTGGCCGCTGGTAACACTGGCTCCACTGCTAACCCGGTGTGGTACCTGGTGCATCGTACTAAGACCTCTACCACGCTGTAATATGCGACCTAAGACGGCCACCATCATGGTGATTGCCGTCGGCCCAAAGGGGCATCGTCGAGAAATCGGTGGTGCCCCTTCTCATTCCGCTTGCGGATGTGATGAGGCTGACAACAATGCGCCAATGATTGCGATTCCAGTCGAGGCTCTTTCCACTGACACGGAAGATGGCCAACAGGCTTCCCCCGAGGTTGGTGATGAAGTTGTCCTACAGGAAGTTCGGGGTATTCTCAAGAAGCTTGAAAATGGTGAGGCTTACGTTGAGATCCAAAGCGTGAACGGTATGCCCGCCGAGTACGAGAAGGCCGGCAAGGAATCTATGGAACCAATGGACGAAGAAGGTATGCGAAACATGGTTTCCGAGTACGACAGCGAGATGGAGTCTTAACATGCCGATCTACACCTTCGAGAACAAAGGCAAGTCCTTGGAGCAAATCGCTCCGATGGGAACCGATTCTCTTGTGATCAAGGGTGAACGCTGGACGAGGCAGCCGGTAGCCCGCTTCGGGGTTACCGGTTTTGCCCGCGAAGCCGAACTCAAGGACAAGGTGAAGCAGGGCTTTAGCCGGATGGAAGACCGGCAGGGTACCCGCTTTGAAAGCACTTTCAGCAAGAATCAGATCCGTAAAATTTGGGACATATGAGCATAGAATCTAATCTGGCAACCGAGTATTCGATGGGCAATGCGGGCTTCCAGCTCGTGACCTCTACCGCGTTGACCACTGGCCCATTCGTTGCGATCACCACGATTGCCGTAACTACTTTCACTTCGATCACCGGTAATGGAATCAGCGGCTCTTGGTCCACAGTGGCTATCCCCGCTGGCATTACGCTTCCTGGACCGATTACGAGCTTCCAGATTTCCAGTGGTCAGGTGGTCGCGTTCAACGGAATCATCAGCTCCTAACCGTGACACTCGCTCTTGGAACACGATTGGCTTCGAGTGGGTCTGGCGGAAACGTCACGCCCGCCGATCTGCCGATCGTGCGCCGGGATCTATTGCAGGAAGACGAGTTCTTCGTACTGCAAGAGGATGGAACTGGGAAGATCGTGTTGTCTTTTGGCACCTACGATCGAATGGCAACTGAGCAGGGCACCGATCTCATTTTAACCGAAGCATCCGACAAATTCATTTTAACCGTAGAATAATATGGCAGACACAAAGATCACAGCACTGACGGCGTTGACCGCCGCTGATCCGGCTAATGACGTTATCCCTATCGTTGATGTCAGCGATACCACGATGGCGGCATCTGGTACGACTAAGAAGATCAGCGTAAACAACATCCTCGGAGCATCCGGCACCGCCACCCTCGCCTCCGCCACCATCACCGGCGATCTGACGGTGGATACCTCGACGCTGAAGGTTGATTCGACGAATAATCGGGTGGGTATTGGTACGGCGACTCCTGCTTCGGGTTATGTATTGGATGTGGTCGGTGCTGCCCGTATTACAGCAGCGGATGGTTTGATTTTGGATAAAGCTGGTGCTGGATTTTTAGAATTTAGAAACAGCGGAAATGCTGGAGCTAATGTTGGAACTTCTGGAACTGGCGGACTGACCATATACACGGCAGATGGTGCTGGTGGCGCATTAGGAGTTCGCTATGTAATCGACGCTACCGGCATCTCCACTTGGTCCGTAGCTGGCTCCACCGCCATGACCCTCAACTCTACGGGGTTGGGGATTGGTGCGAGTGCGGTTGAGAAATTGACTGTGGCTGGAAAAGGATTGTTTGTGTCAGCAAATCCAGATAACTCTGCCTTGAAGCTGGAAGCGAGTACAGGAACCAATTCTGTTGCTATCAATTTCCTCAACACTGGTGGCAACTACTTCATTGGAGTTGATAACTCTGTCGGTGGTCGATTGTACGGCCAACCTTACTCGCTGTGCATTGGTAGCACCGGAGCTTATCCGGTTGTCATCGCAACTAACAACACCGCCAGACTCACAATCGACTCCTCTGGAAACTTGCTTGTCGGTTTAGCTACTGCTGGAACCACCGCTGCCAAAACTATCCAGATTGCCAACGGAACCGCTCCTACGGCTAACGTAACTGGCGGTCAACTCTACGTCGAGTCCGGTGCGCTGAAGTTCCGTGGAAGCTCTGGCACCATCACCACAATCGCAGCCGCCTAATTTAAACGACCATGATTACCCTCTCTTGGATCATCGAACGCCTTCTCGTTAAGCCCATCGAAGGCAGCAATCCCGATGTCGTCATCACCGCCGACTGGCGTTGCAACGGCACTCAAGATCAATACAGCGGCACCTGCTACGGCTCCTGCTCGTTCCAGCCGCCGACTGGTGACTTCACGCCATATCCTGACCTGACGCAGGAACAGGTGCTTGGTTGGTGCTACGCCAATAGCGTCGATCAAGCGGCTATCGAAGCGAACGTGACGCAGCAGATCGAGAATCAGATCAATCCGCCGATCATCGCTCCGCCGTTGCCGTGGGTGCCGGTGCCGCCTCCGGTTAAGGTTGCGGAGCCTGTTGTGGTTCTCAATACTGCCTCCGCATGATCAAGATCGAACTCAGCACCGAGCAGGTGAATAGCCTCCTCCAACTCATCGACATTGCCATCAAGGCCGGTGGCTATCAGAACGCTAAGGTTGGCGTTCCTCTGGCAGACATCATCCTCAACGCCGCACAGCCTAAATCCGAGTAATGGAACCAACGAACAGCAGCACCAGCCCTGGACTCAGCCTAGCAGCAGCGGCAGGTGCCACCGCTGTTTCGTTTCTTCCGGTACTGACCGACTGGGTTCGCCTTATCACCGCGCTGATCGGCTTAGCCTGCGCCTGTTACGGAGCCTATAGGCTGTTCAAATCCAAATGAAAAACACGAAAACAACTCTCGCTGGTGTTGGTGCCATACTGGTCGCTGTTGGTGGTGCCTTACGGGCTGCCTTCGACGGTGATCCTACGACCAACATCGACATCGCCTCGACCATCGCCGCGGTGACCGCTGGCATTGGTTTGATCATGGCTAAGGATGCCAAGGAAGCCGAAGTTACCAAGCCGTGAACTGGGTCTACCAGATCCTTCGGGCAATCCTCGACTTCCTACGAGCAACACCACCTACCGATGTGCAACATGGTAAAGCTCCCGAGGCCCTCAAGGATGATCTGGCTGGCCGTGTTGCCGATCTGCCTGGGTTGCCAGCAGACGAAGGTGATCCTCGTTCCTAGCGGTGATCCGGTGATGCTGGCACAGCCGGTAAAGGCCAGCGTCTACGGATTCGATTCTGATAAGAAGCTGGTGGGGCCATCCAAGGTGGTGCTGCCGGCAGGTTGGTACGTTTTACCGAAGAACTGATATGGGAATACCACTCACAGGCAGTAGCGTTGCATCGACCTACACTGGCCTACTCAAGAACTCCGACAACTCCACCGTAGGCGCAACGCTCAAAGCCATCAGCGACGGCAGCGGCAATGACTCCGCACTCCAAGTCTCCAACGCCGCAGTCAATACCACCGGAGACTTCAGCGTAGCCACTAACAAGCTCACAGTGGCTGCTGCAAGCGGCAACACGGCTGTTGCGGGTACTTTGGCTGTCACCGGGGCTACCAACCTATCAAGCCTCGCTACAAGCGGTGCAGCGACCATAGGCGGTGCGCTAAATGTCACCGGAGCAACCACGCTCACCGGCAATCTTACGGTCCCAGGAAACCTTGCGGTCACCGGAACCTCCACCCTGACCGGTGCCACCGCTGTTACCGGTACTCTCGGGGTAACCGGAGCAAGCACACTAGCAAGCGTCGGCGTGACCGGAGCCGCTACTGTTGGAACAACCCTCGGAGTCACTGGAGTCTCTACGTTGGCCAGTGCTGTTGTTACGGGAGCGGCTACTGTTGGCACAACCCTTGGCGTAACCGGCAATGCTACGCTGGCGGCAAACCTAACCGTTAACGGTGATACTACGCTTGGAAGCGCACCGGCAGATCTTGTAGTTATTCTTTCAGATCAGATCACGGTTCCAAATATACTTAGTGCTACAATAGATCTTGCCGCCGACAAGGTGCTGATCACTGACGCAAACGATTCTAGCAAGGTTAAGGTTGTTCCCGCCAGTTCGTTGGGGATAAGTGCGACAAATGCTCCTCAAGTAAAACAGACTCTCTATCAAGACTCCACCGCTGGAGGAAGTCCGTTTGTTGCCACAAGTGCTGGATCAGGAACTGAGATAACGGTGCTTACCACATCGATTACTCCTAGATCCACAGCCTCAACAGTGTTGGTTACTATAGCTATCAACGTTGGAGTTTCCGGAATCTTATCCTACGGAGCATTCAGAATAACTCGTAATGGAACGGAAATTGGATCAAATAACGTAGGTTCATTGTTGTACGGCATTGCTCCTTTAAATAGCACTGGATCTACTAGTGGAAGTGTTTTCACTAGTCAATTCATCCAGATTCTTGATTCACCGGCATCCGCATCCGCTGTTACTTACAAGATCCATTTGTACGCCACTGGTCCAACGAATTTCCCATCAATATGGGTAAACAGAACATTACAAGATGTTACTAATGGAGTTAACGCTGACAGCCTTGCCCGCACCAGCTCCTCAATGATCTTGCAAGAATACTTCGCATGAAACCCTCCGAAGCGGCTCAAGCGGCTTGCGACAAGCTGTCGTTCACAGACTCGGCCACCATCGCGTTGGCCAAGAAGTTCTGTATCCGCCGCTACTCGATGATCTGGGATTCCTGCCTGTGGAACGATACCCTCGGCATTATCTCTCATCCGGTCACCGCCGGCGATGAGATGATCACCCTCTCGGATTACGTCGCCTCCGCCTACGCTTCAGGGACCGGTTACAATACCTTCATCGACTTCCCCGTAGCCATTCGCTTCACGGTCACCGGAGATACCGATGGCATCGAAGTGCCCGCCGCGGAATGGGTCTCGTTCTTCCAGCTCGATCCCAACACTTGGAACAACGTCGATAGCCGTAAAGCCACCCCCGGCAACTTTGTTAACTGGACTCGATTGATCGGTGGAGCTTATGGCGAGGCCGGTGTTCCGCGCATCAAGCTCGTTCCCACGCCCAATGCCGATGGCACCCTGTTCATCCTTGCCAAGAAACAGTCGCAGATGCGGCAGTTCGGTGAGGCGGTAACCATCTCCAACGATACCAACTTTGAGTTGCGAGGCGTAGAGAACGCTCTAATGGCCTACACTGAAGGCGATCTCCTCGAATACTCTCGGCAGTACGGTAAAGCCCAAGCCAAGTTCCAAGAAGGAGCCGCTCAGGTCTCCATCATGAAAGACATGGAACGCGGCCAACAACAGCAAATCAGCCGCATCATCCCAGATAGCTTGTACGATTACACGTTCCAAGACATCCTGTAATCCGCCATGCCATTCCAATCCTCAGATGCTCTCGATGACCAGATGCTTCTGGATGGAAGCACTGGGTTTTCGACCGGCGTAATTTCAGCCACTCGTCCCGATGGCATTCCTGCAACCAGCATGGAATCGGCCATCAACATGGATTATGACGACTTCGGCAATCTCGTCACCCGTCTAGGAGCCGTTTCACTGGCAGGCAACAGCATCACCGCCAACTGGGAAGACGTCATCACCAACTGGGAGTCAACGACTTCCAACTTTGGCAGTAACCTTCCAATCAACGCGACGGTATTGTCCGGTTTCTACTTCGATACAGCCGCTTCCGAACGCCTTGTCATCGCTGTTAATGACCTTAGCACCTCTACCAAGAGCCTCTACTACGGGTCACCCGGCGTTTCCTACAACCTGATTTCGGGATCAACGCTCAACGCTGCCGCTTCCTACGTCTATTTTGCTCAATTAAATGACAAATTGTTTTATTCAGACGGTCTCGGAACGCTGAAATACGTCTCAAGCTCAAACCTCGACAGCTCCACCACAGCCGGCAAGATCAGCCGCATCGATGTCATCAATCAGGGATCGAATCACGGCTCCATTCCAACGATAACCGTCGCAGCCCCTCCCAGCGGCATCACGGCTACGGCCACTGCGGTTGTTGCTAACGATGGTAATCTCGTATTCATAACGATCACCAATCCTGGCAGCGGCTATACGACCGCTCCAGCGATTACTATTTCTCCTGCCGCCTCGTCTCACGCCAAAGCCTTTGTATCGCTCACGCCTCCTGCCCAACCGATCTATCTAACCACCCATACCAATCGGTTGTTCGCAGTTTCCGCGGATCCATCCATCCAGCCCGATACCCTCTACTTCTCGGATATCCTCGATGGCGAATCCTGGGATCCTCTCGGGTCTCTTCGGATCGGTGGCGATGGCGATCCCATCAAGGGCCTCTACTCTTGGTTCGGCTATCAACTCATCGTCTTCAAGGAACGCTCTATTTGGAGCGTAAATGCCGATCCTACGCAGGATGCTGCCGATTGGACCATATCACTCATCAGCGGCAATATCGGCTGCTCATCGCACCGGTCCATCACCGCGGTTGGTCCTGACGTATTCTTCTTCTCTCGCGACGGCATCCGATCTCTCCAGCAGATCCAAGCCGGTACCCAGACTAGCGTAGGTCTCGCGCTCTCCAGCCCGATCAACGACCTCATCAGTCGCATCGACAAGACCAAGCTCGATCTCTGCGACGGTGTATTCTGGAACAACCGCTATCTGTTGGCGGTTCCGTTCGTTGCCGAGGAACCAGCGATCCTCGGAATCGAAAGCGAGTACGCGCTCCTGACCGAGAACAGCGTCGATATCGCACTCGAAGGTGCGCTCAACGAGAACAACGCGGTCATCGTCTACCACTCACTGGCCCGCTCTTGGCTTGGTTACTGGGACAACTGGATCGTTAACGACTTCATCCCAACCTCGTTCTCAACATTTGGACCCGTCCTCATGTTTGCCGGCGACATCATCTCGGTGTCAGCGGGAGCGGGCCAGGTCTGGTCATTCAACGATTACCTCCCGAACAGCCGGTTGTCGCCGGTCTCAAGCTCCGCATACACCGATGGCGGTGCGAATTACGAATCCACGGTGATCACCAAGGCTTACAACCTCAACGAACCTATCCCTGACAAGATTGGGTACAGCGTTCAGTTCGCCTTCGATAACCCGTACACTACCGCCACCACGACCGCCGCAGTGTCGTTGGCCAAGGATATGTCGGACACATTCGTGACGCTCGATTCCGCGCTGGCGATCACCTCAAGCCAGAAGTTCCTGAAGGCTTACAACCTGATAAGCCAAGGCCGCTGGAATACTTTGCAATTCAAGGTAACCGCAGACGCTGGTCGCCTGTCTCTGCAATCCACTATTCTCTCCGGATTCGTCGATTCTGTGCGTCCTCAGCAATGACCGCACATCCAACAAACATTGAAGCGGCCAAGCTACTGCGAGAGCATTGGCCAGCTTTTTCGTCATGGACTGAGGATCAGATTCTTAATTGGATCTGTATTTTTAGTTCTAAGAAACTGTTTGGAATTGTTAACAACGATGAAGGAAAGTGCGTTGGTGTTGGAGCCGTTAGATTCCTAAACTCAATTGAGGAATCCAAGGATATTAACAACAACTTTCCGGATGGTCATATTGCTTGGGTTGAAATCGCCATTGGCACCGAGCCGTATGCGGTTCAATCTCTTTGGATGGGAATGATGCGGTTATGCTCTAAAAACGTAACCAAGCTTGGTGGTTTTTATAAAGGAGCTTGCCGTTTGTACGATTTTAACAGGTATTATAAACTGATTATGAACGAAAGGATTACTTATGGGAGGAGATAGATATGAGGCACCGAATTTAGCAGCCGCTAACAGAGAGGCTGTAGAAGCCCAAGCTGAAACGTATCCAAAGCTAAGGGCATTAGATGCAGCCGCTAGGCTTGGAACATCCGTTACTTATGACGGAAAGGAATACGATTTTAGCGGTGCTCAAAAAGATAAAGCTGGTAATATCATTGGCTACAAGCCAATTGGTGATGTTCAGATAGCTGAAACATTTGCAAGGGCTGCTGCTGCAATTGCCCCTGAGCTTACTGGCAAACAGCTTGACCTTGCAAAGCAGTATGGAACTCAGTTTGCCCAACAGCGTCGAAACGAGCTAGAGGCTCTTGATCCTCGGAAGTTCGATCTCTATGAGCAGTTCCTCAGCGATGTTAAGGGGGATGCCGCCGCTCCGGATACGCGGGTAGAATCGCCTACCTACGAGAGGGTTGGGATGCCCGGTGCCCAACAGGATACAGGGGCTTCTCAGTTGATTCGTAGCGAGCTTGAACGTCAGATCCAACAGGGTCTTTCTCAGGTTGGCACTCTGGATCCAAGCATGGAGCGACGGGTCCAACAGGCCGCTCGCGCTCGCGGTAGTTCCATTGGCAATGTTCTTGGCAATCCTTCGGCTCTTCGTGAGTCGATCGCAATTCAAGATGCTCTTGGAAACGCAAACTCTCAACGCTGGAACGCTGCGATGGGCTTGCTTCAGAGCGGTCAAAGCACGAGCGATACTGCCAATCGGAACGCACAAGAAGCCTTCCAGAACATCCTTGCGGCCACCGGTCAGCGGAACACCGCGGCGCAACAGAGCTTTGCAGGCCAGATGGCTTCTCAGCAGCAGATGTTGTCTGGTCGCCAGCAGAACATTGCCAACGTCCAGTCCGCCCTAGGACTCCAGCCCGTATCATCCCAAGCTGCCCAGCTAGGTGGTCTTCAGCAGGGTGCTTCTCCGTTTATTACTCCTCAGTATACTCAGGGAATGCAGCTATCTAGCCCTGGAGACCTGATGAAGATGGGCACTGGCTTTGCGCTGACCAACGCTGAGAATCAATACAAGTCCGATCAAGCCAACTCCTTCATGAACCAGTTCCAAGGGTATGCTGGTGCGATCGGAAACCTTGGATCATCCTACGCGGGCTTCGGGCTTGGCGGATGCTTCGTCGCTCGTGAGTGTATCCCCGATCAGTGGGAGGCGTTCTACTTCTGGAAGGAACTCGTTGGACCCAAGTGGTTCAAGAGCTTCTACGACAGCAACGCCGAGAAGTTTGCGAAGTGGCTCAAGGACAAGCCCAAGGTCAAGAAGCTTGTGGCCAACTGGATGATAGCTCGAATCAACAGCGTAATCCCCAAAAACTGATATATGCCTGACGCAATCGATAATCTGGCTCAAGACCTAAATCAGGCCAATGCCGTAGATGAGTTCCCGGGATTCCCTGGATTAAAAATGGGAGATTTAGTCCCAGGAATGGCAGGTGTTAGAATTGGGGACACAGACTTTTATGGCACTGATGCGTATGGACAAGAAGCTCCATACAACTGGAGAACTGGAGCTTTTGAGTTTCAGGCTGCTCCTTCAGACGTAGGTTTTGGAAACATCGATTACAACATACGAGATCAACCTGTTGATCGAATCAACATTGGGAATACGGATGAGCAGGATGCGCTTATAAGAACAGGAATCGGAACCCCGCTGGATCCGAAGACTGAGGACTTCTATGGAGTTAAAGGTCTTGTTCCACCTCACCAAGCAGGGGGATTCGTTGGGGTTGATTATCTGACTCCAAAGCAGATTGAGGATCTTACGGCAGGCCAAACACCTTCGTCGCATCCTGAAGAATTTATTACTCGCGGAAAAACGATTTTAATCCCGGGAAGAGGCGCTCCTACTTACAGACAAAGTATCGATACAGATGGAAACATCAGTTATATAAACAGCGAAACTAGAAAAGTTGATTTTATAGTACCGAGTGCTCCAGGCTACCCAGGCGTTCCTGATTTAAGGGAAAATCCAAACCTAAAGTTGCCGTTTATATCAACAAAAACAACAGATACATCTGTTGGTTCAACACCTTTTACGCCATCACCAGTTGGAGCATATCAACCAGTTGGAGCGGCTCAACCGCCAACCGCCAGCGTAGGTGGGTTTGATAACACTGGAGGGAATGTAACGGCTGGTCCTGGTGTGGCTGGTCCTGGTGGAACCACTGATGTTACCCCTGGTTATGTTCCAAAACCAGAAGTTAAACCGGGTGATGAGTTTAAGGATTCGCCTTGGACAATAGCGAGTAGTAATCCACCCAGAAAACTAATAGTAACTCCTGAAGGTGTAACTGAAGGAACGGTTGTTCCAGGAACTGGTGGAATAAAAGTTGGAGATGTTTATCCTGATGGTGAGGGTAATATTTGGGATTGGGAAAATGGTAAGTGGATACCTTTTGTAAAAACCCCTCCAATAAACGTAACTACTCCTGTTGTAACCACCCCTCCCGGTGGTGGAACCACGACTACTCCTCCTGGCGGTGGCACGACCACAACTCCTCCCGGTGGCGGAGCTAGACCCGGCACCGGCACCGGAACCGGCACTGGCACCTACACCGGAACCCCCCTTCCCACTAGGGAGCCAGTCACTCCTCTCGTAAGGCGTGAAGTTGTCATACCCACCAAGGGAACCAAGGAGGTTCCTCTACCCGATCGTCAGGCCGATCCTTTCGCCAAGCTCTACGCTGACTTGCTGGCCAACTCCCAACAACAAGAGGATAGGTACAGGTACATCAACTACGATCCCGATCAGATCATGAATGCCGCCATGAGCGGATTCAGGAGACGGGGTGCGATGCGGTCGTTGCAGGGTTACTAAATAATATCTTATGGCTACCAGAGAAGAAAACGAGGACATCAGGGCTATGCTTGAGCGGCAGGCCAATCAGCGCATCAACCCTTTCATGAAGGGGCTCTCCATGCTTACCGGAGGTATTGCCGGCGAGTTCACCGGGACCAACGAGGACATCCGGAATCGGAACTATGCGAAGCGGGCGTTGATGGAAGAAAACTTGAAGTCTTTGAATGAAGAAAGGTTGGGCAGTCGAATGGAAGCTGAACGGCAGCAGAGGCTTCAGGACGAGATTAAATTAATCGCTGCCCGCGATAAAGCTGCTTCAGAAACTCGGGCAAAAGAAGCCGGTGAAAAGCGCGAAACTCTACGTCCATCATTGGTTGGCCAACTTAAGGCTCGTCCTGAGTACCAGCTTGGCGGATCAATGGCCATGCCTATACCGGCCTTGGAGCCGATTGAATCTCTTGAGGAACAGGCTGCTTACGAGAAGGCCATACAGGAACAGAAAGATGAGGCCAAGAAAATAAAGTCAGGGTACACTCAAATCAATGTTCCAGGATATGGAACTGTTGGAGGCACTGCTGATCAGATATCTGAGCTTTCAAATAAGATTCCTCAGCTCAAGCAATTTCTTGAGCAGAAGCCTTCTGAAGAGCCCCCGTATGAAGTTACATATTCAACGGATTCTCTGACTGGTCAGATGCAACCTACTGTTCGTTTCAAGAAACCAGTTCCTATTGCTGAACAACAAAAGATTCTTCAACAATTGTTTTCAAATCAAGGACAAGGATTCGGTGCGCCTCCGCCCGCTGGAGCAACTAAAAAGCCTGAAGAAGAGAAATCGACTGATATTCCGGGGTTTAAAGTCAGAATGAAATAATATGCCTATCTACGAAGTCACTCAGGATGCCACTGGAGTAACTCTTGAGCTGGAAGGCGACAGGCCCCCGACAAAGGAAGATGTCGAGCGGGCCTTCGCTTTTGCTGGCAAACAGAAATATCCAGATGCACCAGTTCTCCAGGCTCCTCCTAGCTTGTACGAGCAGGCCAAGTCTGTGGCCCCTTCATTGGCTCGTCTTGTCGCTCCGTTGGCGTTTGGTGGTCCAACCCCCCAAGATGTCGCAACCGCTGGAAGAGTTCTCCAGCAAGTCACTGGTGGAGAACCAAAGCAGGGAATGCTCGAAGGCGCATCCCGTATCGACAAGGAAGGTATCATGGCCCTCTTGTCCGCTTCTCCTGAAAAACGCGAACTGGGAGCGTCTCTAGGTGCAAAAGCCGCTGACATTGCGAGAATAGTTACTCCTGGTCTTCGATCAATTCCGCAGTCAGTGACTCGTCCGGCAGGAGAAGTAGCAGGCCAAGTTGCTGCTGATCTTCTTTCCCCGATGAATCTGATGACGATGGGGATTGCGGGTGCTGCTAAAGAAGCCACTCAAATTCCTAGATCGGTTGCTGCCGCCACTGAATCATTTGCTGAAGCCACAGCCCCTTCTGCTGCTCGCGCTGCACAGATTGCGGATCTTACTCGCGCTGGAGAGGCGGCTCGTGCAACTGAGCAAGTTGGCCAAGCCATCCCCGCTGTTCTTGCTCCCGAGGTAACCCGTGGTGCCGCTGAATCAACCGGTGTTGCATTGCAGACCATCGCTGATCCAGAAGCTACTCCAGAGCAGAAGCTCAAGGCTTCATACGAAGCGGCTATTGGAACTCTCTTCGCAGCCGGTCTTGGCACTCAAGCGGCCCGCTCGTTTGGCATGCGCGGGAAAGGTGTAACTCAAGCTGATGTGCTTGATAACCTTGCTTCTCGAAAACAGACCGTTGGGGAAGCCATCGGCCAAGTCAGTGGACTCATCGATCAGATGGATCGCATCGTTCCGGTGCGTGATCTCAAGACTCAGTTCCGAGAACTGATTGCCGAGATGAACCCCGATGAGCCGTTTATCTATCAACCAGAAGTGATTGGAGAAGGTCCACGCGCTGCGGCTGAAGGCGGCAAAATTCCTATCAGTGAAGTAATTGATGAGGCTCCGGATACACTAAAGACTCAGGATCAAATCCTTGCTGAACGTCTTAAAGCTCGTGACGAACGAATCGCTGCTGAAGATAAATCTGCTGCCCAAACATCTACTCCTCTTGAAACGGTTGATGAGAAGCTGAGTCGCGCACTTGCTTCGCGTGACAAGCGGCTTGTTTCTGAAGCCGTTTCGGAAGCATTAGAGTCTGGAGCTTTTCGTGGAGAATCCGCTCAGGTTACAAAAAAAAGCATTGAGAAGGCCATTGGTATTGGTCGCAAGGAGGTTGGGTTGCCTGTTGCTGAACGCACGATTTTTAACGAAGTATGGCAGAAATCTTTGGAAGAGACTCAAGGTAAGTTCCGGAAGAAAGCTGAGGGTGTTGCTGAAAAATTAGAAGGTCTTCGTACCAATGTAGAACCTGGGCTTGGTATGAATCCGTTCCCACAGCTTATGGGTTCAGCTTGGAATGGGGCATTGACTGTAGCTCAAGAAATTATCCGCGCTGGAGGATCTATTGCTGACGCCGCTGCTGCTGGATTACGTTACGCTCAACAGAACTTTAAAGAGAATTTTGATGAGGCTGAGTTTGCAAACCAACTCACGCGAACAATCCAACGACCATCACAAATTCAAGCTCCTCCGAAAATGGAACCTCGCGCATTTGCTGAGCGCGTTGCCGCCGCCCCAAGTGTTCCTCCGGTTATTCGTGAATCGGTAGCGAAATCGCCCCGTGCTTCATATCTGCCGCAGAATGTTGAACAAGTGGTCGATCAAGTATCGGTTGCAACCCCTGAACAGCTTAATGCTGATCTTGGAAATGCTAAGTCCAATACCCGCGTTGCTTCGGGAATGGAACTGTTCAACCGGTTGATCAATGAAGGTCGCACCAAAGAAGCTGCGGATCTATCGCTTACCTTGGCTGAAAGCGGAACCACTTGGGGTCAGCTCATCAACCAATTCAAGCTACTGAAGTCAGCATCTCGCGAAGGAGTGGTTCAGTTGGTCACGAAATCGATGGCTGAACGTGGAAGGATGATCACTCCTGAGCAGGCCACTAAACTGGGGAATTCAATGGATCAGTATCGCGGTGCTGTTGATGCCGTTAAACGCGCTGAGATCCTGATGACAGATGCAGCTAACAAAGGAGATGTCCGTGGAGAGAGAATTGCGTCTGGTCTCGCAGACATGGCCGATGCTCTTCGATCTGAAGCTGATGTTGTGTTAAATGAGCAGATTGCTCGCATAAACCCATCTACTGCAACAGACCTGTTTTTGTCGATGGTTCAAGGATCTGTGATGGGTCCGATCTCCATTATTCGCAACGTGCTTGGAAACACTATCAACGCCCCATTGAGAGAGTTAGCAGACCTTACCGCGATGGCAATTGATTCCGCTTTGTCTGGAGGAAAGAACAACTCATACGACATCCGATCACGAACACTTAAGCGTATCGAGGCGTTTGGAAAATCGCTGCCAACAGCAAAGCGTATTATGCTTAAGGGTTCAGAAGGAAATCCTTATGAGCTTGGAACAAGCATTGGAAATCCACTTAATTTTCAGAGGGCGTGGAGAAACTTGTTTGAAGCCATGTCTGGCGAGTACAAGGAAACACCAGTTATTCGCAACCTAGTCGAAGCAACGGTAGGCGTCATTCCAGACGTCATGCTTAGGATGACTCAAGCGACCGATGTTCCTTTCCGTCAGGCTGAACGCGCCCGTGTAGTTTCAGAGATTGGTCGCCAGCGGGGTTTATCGGAAGGGCAAATCCGTGTGGCTACTCGTAACCCTAAGTTAATGCTCATTTCCGATGAGGCTCAAGCTGCTGGCCAACGTGGATTCACCGCCGAAGATCTTGGTCAAATTGAGTTCGAAGCCGCCCGTTCAATCTTCCAGCAAGACAATGTTGCGACTCAGGGCGTTGCAGGAATCAATCAATTCATAAGAGAAAAAACCCCTCTCTATATCCCGTATCGGTTGATCTCGTTGTTCCAGAAAACACCGATCAATGTTGCCGCTGAAATCCTCCAGTTCACCCCTGCTGGTGTACTTCGGAATTGGTCAAAGATGACTCCCAAAGAGCGCAATACGGCGACCGCTCGATTGATCGTAGGAACCACGGTTGCAGGAGCCTACGCTTACCTTTACGACAAGGGTGTGATTACACCGAATTTGGATACTCCAGGGGAGACCAACAAGGCTCGCGAGTTGGCCAAAGCTGGTGGCGTGATGCCTCCAGGTACGATCAACACCAGCGCACTTCGACGGTTAGTTAAAGGAGAAGACCCATCGTTCCGGCCCGGTGATAGCGTGAAAGATCTGTCAGCACTTGGAACAAGCGGAGCCATCGGGTTAATGGTGGGAACAACCCGTCGAATCCAAGAGCGGTCCAAGACGAGTGATCCCGATTTTCTATCGCTTGGAAAAGGTGCAGCTCTTTCTGGAATCAACTTCATCATGGAGCAGCAGTTCCTTAAAGGAACCAGCGACTTCATCAAGCTGATGTCCGAAGAGTCATCAAATTCACTGGATCGATTTGTGAAAAATCTTTCGATCACCGCAGCATCACCTCTTGCGCCCAATATCCTTGGTGCAGCTCGCCGTGCCGAGCGTGAATACCTGCCTTCAATTGGCGGCGAAGGGTTCATCAAGGATTCGATTAACGAGCTAAACCAGAGGTACGCCGCCCTTGGGTTGGCCATCCCTGGTGTAAAGGATCCGAACTCCATGCCGGTGCGCCGGGATTTGTGGGGAGATGCTGTTGAGCAGACGCCAAAGGGCGAGAATCCTTGGACCTACAATTTCTTCGATGCGTGGAAAAGTCGGTCCATTGAGGCTGATCCTCTCAACGCCTCGATCTACCGCCTCTGGCGCAAGACGGCGGACAACAACGCAATTCCATCGGTTCCAAACCCTTCGCTTACATTTCATAACAAAACTTTTGAGCGGATGAATCCAGAGCAATATGACCGGTATTCTCAACTCGTTGGTTTCTACCGGAGAGGGCTTTCTGAGCGGGTCTTTACTAGTGGCCAGTACCAGCAAGGAACCGATGAAATCAAACTGAAATTGCTGCGATCCGCCTACGAGAAAGGTGGGGAAATCGGCAAGTACCGTTTCCTCAAGGAACTGCGAGAATCCGGCCAAACCCTCACGCCAATCTCAGCCCGCCGGGGCTTCCAACAACCCCCCGAGTAAACTTTCCGAAAGAAAACTCTCGACAGTTTGCAACACGCTGCTACTTTGGCTTGCGTGAGCGTAAAACTTCTAACCGTCCAAGAGATCGCATCCGCCCTCGGGACTCATCCCGAGACGGTGCGTCGGTGGATCCGGTCAGGAAAACTTCCAGCCATGAAGGCGACGAAGCGCACCATCCGTGTCCGCTCCGATGTAATCGAGGAACTACTCAGACAAAACCCACAATGAACAACTCAATCGCAACGACAACCCCCCAACCCTCGGATAACTCCGAGATGTACTCCAAGATCCAAGACCCCATCAGTGCCATTGAAAAGATGGGCGAGTGGATCGCGGCCAGCGGAATGCTTGGCTGCACCAAGGTCGAACAAGGTAAGCTTATCGCGTGGCAATGCGCCGCCGAGAAGAAGACCCCGTTCGATTTCAAGAGAGAATACCACATCATCAACGGCTCCCTCAGCATGCGCTCAGACGCAATGCTCGCCGGTTACCGTGCCCGCGGAGGCAAGATCCTCTGGAAGCAGTTCGACTCCCGCGCCGCCATCGCCCTCTGGACCTACGACGGCAACGCTTGCGAGATCTCCTTCACCACCGAGGACGCTAAGATGGCCGGCTTATTGCCCGCCAAGCCGGGGTCTGGATGGGCCAAGGATCCTTCCGCAATGCTCCGCGCTCGTTGTATATCCAAAGCGGTTCGCATGCTCGCCCCTGAGGTTGTGGCCGGCATCTACACACCGGAGGAGACCGAGGAGTTTACCCCCGCTCTCACCGAGGTATCGGTCGCTCCTACCAAGAGCTTCGACATCACCGCCAAACTCGAAGCCCTGTTCGAGGATCGCGAGCAAGAGGTTAACGCCCTGCTCCTCAAAGCCGGTCGCATTCAGGATGGTCAGACATTCCGCGATCTCCCCGATGCGGTCGCTTCCAAGTACATCTCCAAGCCGGACCTCATCCTGTCCAAGCTCGCCGTCATCGTCACCCCTGAGATCGCCACCACGGAGGTTTCCAATGGTTGATATCATGAACGACATGCCCGCCGCGGATTACCACGAGGCGAAGGCACTCTCGAAGTCTGGTCTCGATCAGTTCCGCAAGTCGCCCGCGCACTTCCGCTCTTGGCAGGATGGAAAGACCCGCAACGAATCCAGTCCCGCGCTGGAGTTCGGTACCGCCGCCCATTGCGCCGTGTTGGAGCCGGAACGCTTTATCCTCACCTACAGGATGTTCACTGGTGATCGTCGCACCAAGCAGGGTAAAGAAGACTACCAACTGATCATCGACAACGGACAGATCCCGCTGCCTCAAGATCAGTGGAACAACCTCACCGGAGCAGCCGATGCGGTTTACGCTCATCCCACTGCTGCTGGCCTACTGGATGGTATCAAGACCGAGGTCTCCTACTTCGCCGAATGGTCCGGCATCGAGGTCAAAGCCCGTATCGATGGGATCGGCAAGGATTACATCATCGACCTCAAGACCACCCAAGACGCCAGCCTCGCGGCGTTCGCTAAGAGTTGCGCTCAGTTCCGCTACCATGTTCAAGCCGCTTGGTATCAGCGCATCACCGGCATCAACCGGTTCATCTTCATCGCAGTCGAGAAGGAAGCACCCTATGGAGTCTGCTGCTACGAACTCGACCGGCAGGCCATCGATCTTGGTAACTCCATTATCGACGAGCAGCTCCGCACGTTTATCGAATGCCAAGAACTCAACTCTTGGCCTTGTTACCCTTCCACTACCCAAACACTCTCGCTGCCCGCGTGGGCGGCTCGTCAGTCCGAATAACAAACATCAACCAACGCACAATCATATGACATTTAAAGTAGATCGCGCATCCGCAGAAGTTAAGCCGTTCGCCGCTCCCGGCGAATACACCGTCACCGTCAACTCCTGTAAGGACGATGGACTCGACAAGAGCGGTAACGCCGTCGCAACCCTCCGGTACAAGGGGCCAGCGGGCGAAGTCATCAGCGACCGCTTCGTTCTCAAGGACACCATGATGTGGCGGCTTCAGGCACTCATCAGTGCCACCGAAGCTAACATCGCCGATGGAGATGAGTTCGATTTTAGCATTGGAGGGGCTTTCCTACGGTTCTTGCAGGGATTCGTTGGCTTGTCCCTCGTGATCGTGATCGAGGAAGAGAAGTACACCGACAAGCATGGTGCCGAACAAACGACCTTCCGAGTGCGCCGCATGAAGAAAGTGCCCGCTGATCTCGACGCCATCTAACCTACAAACGAAAGCCCCCGGGAGGTGCAGCTCCCGGGGGTGATCGAGTCCCAAACAAACATAGTCGCAACGAACGCTATGCAGACCAAAGATCATCCCGAAACCAATTCGACGCAAGCATTTCTGCTTCGTCCCTACCAGCAACGAGCCGTCGAGTGGGCTAAGTCTGGAGCCGATGGACTCATTATCGCTCCTGCTGGATGCGGAAAGACCGTCATCGCCTCTTCCATCATCAAGCACTTTGCTCGATGGCCCGAGTGGACCTTTGGTTGGCTTGCTCCTACCCGTGAGACCTGCCAGCAAGCAATCGCTTCGCTCATAGCAGTAGGAGTCGATACTTCACGGGTCGAGGTTCGTTGCCCCCATGACTCCGTAGATTTCTCCCGTAAGAACCTGATCATCGTTGATGAATGTTTCCCATCGTGGGTTCAAATTGGCGACAAGCCAATCAGCCAAATCAAGGCTGGAGACCTTGTCGATTCCTATAACCATGATTCTAAATCCATTGAAAAACGGAGGGTTCTTGAGGTTTTCAAGACACCGGCTCCTGACACGATGGTGACAATTTGGACTGAAAACGGGCCAGTCACCTGTACCCCAGGTCATCCATTCTGGAATGGGTTCGACTACGTTCCAGCCGCCAGCTTGACATCAAACGATGTGGTTGCCATCATTCCAACGCATGAACATGGAATGCAGAGAATGCGGATCGACGACCGAAAGAAACGGTCATTTCTCAACAACCCGAAAGCCGGTTTGCGAGCAATGCAAAACCGTTCTTCGGTTCGAGAAGAGAAAGCGCGTGGAAACTCAATGTGCATGGTGCAAGACGCCGGTCACATGCATGGGAAGAACTCCAGCTCACAAGAGTTTGGATGCACTCAAACGAGGTCGAGCCTACTGCTCGATTCAGTGTCGGGACTTGATGGTTTCAAAAATGAGTTCGGAAACAATGTCGGCCACGAACAAACGGATGGGCGACAAGATTTCCAAATGGATGTCAGCGAGGACTGTATCCGATCAGACCAGGAAGCGTATCTCGGAATCGCTCAAACTGATCGACCACAAGCCGAAGGTTCGTGGGGGAAATGGAACAGGACCAACATTAAGTCAGCATACGCTCTCATTCATGTGCAACCTTCTAATGGAGTATGCGATACCGACAGCGGGAAGCGGAATCGCGAAGGTTCCAAACTGTTACAAGGTGGATCTTGCGGAGCCTTTAGTGAAGCTGGCGATAGAAGTAGACGGGTCTTCTCACAGTTCAATCAGCAGGAAGGCTGCGGACAAAAAGAAAACCGAAACACTCAATTCACTCGGGTGGTGCGTGTTGAGGTTCACCAACAAGGAAGTCCTTCTTGGAGCCGAGCAATGCGCGGAGAAGATCATGTCTACAATTTCTCGGTTGAAGGAAATGAGAATTACTTCGCCAACGGAATCCTAGTCCACAACTGCAAGCATGCGCCGGCGACCACCTGGCGTAAGATTATCGAGTCCTGCAAAGGACTTCGCTTCGGATTCGATGCCACTCCTTGGTCCGATGATCCCGAGCGTAACGAGATCCTTCGTAAGATGTTCCGCGATACCCAGTTCGAGATCCGTCGTGATGAACTGGCCGGTGTACTCGCTCACGCCAACATCTACATGCACTCTGCCACTGACCTACATCTCCAGCAGAAGATCGATGATCAAATCGAGAGGCTGTTCATTGATCGGAAACGGTACATGCAAGTCAGTCAGCCCATCCTTCGGGCCATGTGCGCTTGGGAAGCACTCACTGAGATCGGTATCTGTGGGAACAGGGCCAGAAACGATATGGCGATCATGATGGCCGCATCCGGTAGTCCTAAATACCCCACGCTGGTTCTGGTTCCCCGAGTCACACTCGGAGAATATTACAACATGTCATTGAGAGGCTCCGTACTCGTTCACTCGAAGATGCCGAAGAAGCATCGCCGGGAAGCGATGGAAGAGTTCAAGGCAGGGAACATCTCAACCATGATCGCCACCTCGCTGGCCGATGAGGGGCTTGACCTTCCTAACGTCCACACCCTCGTAATGGTATCTGGAGGGCGGTCCGCACAGAAAACCATCCAGCGGGCCAGCCGTGCGCTGCGGCGGGCACCAGGTAAGGACACTGCGATCATCCACGACTTCAAGGACACCTTCCATCCTCTGGCTCAGGCTCACTCCAAGAAACGGGTCAAGTGCTACAAGGAACTTGGATGCTCGATCCCATGAACACCGCACTGACTATCATGGGCATGGCAGTACTGCTGCCACTGTGCGTGATCGCCGGGATCTATGTCGGCCACTCTCTCACTATTCGGTCCCAACAAACAAAAACCAATGAACAAAACAATCGTAGCCTGTGACCCAGGCGTAAACGGGGGGTTCGCTATCCACACCAAGGACGGCATCCTTCTCTTCGCAATGCCCGAATCCTTACCGGATATGGCGCAACTCCTCAGCGGATTCAAGGTGGCGGACAGTCACCTATGGATCGAGAAGGTACCCAAGTTCGTGTCCAAGCTCACGCCCTCAGCAAGCGTGGCAACGCTCCATGAAAACTACGGCATCGTCCAAGGACTGGCCTACTCTCAAGGTTACGCGCTTCATCGCGTCGAACCCAAGATCTGGCAGGATCCTCTTGGACTCGGTGGCAAGCGTTCATGCGCTACTGGTCCTGAATGGAAGCGTAAGCTTAAGAGCAAGGCCCAGGAGCTGTATCCGCAATTAGACGTCACGCTCAAGAACTGTGACGCCCTGCTGGTGCTGCACTACGCACTCGGAGGTGGCCGATGAGCGACAAAATCAAGAGCTTCATCGATAGCGGTACCGGAGTTTACAGTATCACCAAGAAGGAAGCCGGAGAAATCCACAAAGCGGCTAAGAAGGTGAAGAACTATGCGTTCAGTTACTGGACTAGGAACCGCAAATCCAAGGAGGCGAAATGAGCGATCATATTCCTGACCCCACGAAAATGATCAGCGATACACCGAGAACGGATTGTGCGTGGAAACCTGATGGAGGAGATGGTTATCCAACCGTAGATGTTGACTTAGCTCGCCAACTCGAACGCGAACTCAACGCAGCAAACGACCGCATCAAGCGGCTGGAGCGTGAGATCGAACTCTTCCGTGAGCACGTTGACTACGGAGATGTGTGTCTAGTAGAAGCTATTCTTAAAGGAGAAGAGATAGGAAGAAAAGAAAAGGAGGCCAAGCCGTGAGCGACACAAACAACATGAGCAACGCAACACTTATCAAATGGAACGACGCAAAACCAAACGCTGAGTTTCTGAGGATCCGCTCAGACGGATCGTTTGAAATCCAGAAAGGCGCACCAACTCTGTTTGTGCTGGGTGAATTGGTTCACGCATTCCTGAAGCAGCAGGACCGCATCCGTCGGCTGGAGGAGGCGGGAGATAAGATGGAGGCATGGCTGCGCGATGAGCGGTTGGATGCAGTGCAGCACACTGTTTCAAAATGGAACAAAGCCAAGGAGGACAAACCGTGAGCATCACAATCAAATCGTGGATCGTGCCAGCACTCATCACCGTAATCCTGCTGTGCATCATGTTCAGGCCATACCGTTCCAGCGGGCAGTATGACTTTGGACAGATCTTCCGGCTGTTTTGGCTGATACCGATCGGAGCCGTTTGGATGGTTTACATGGGTGTACTTCTAGTCATCAAGGAGGCCAAGCCGTGACAAATCAAAACAGCAAAAGCCTTTTCGATCAATTGGTCGAAGCTCAAAAGCGAATCATTGAGCTGGAAAACGAAGTGAACATGAAGCACACGCATCATGTTGTTGTAAAACTTAAGAACGAACTGAACCAAGCAAACGACAGAATCAAAACGCTCACGGCAGCAGGAGACATCATGGAGCCGTACGCTACTGAACAATCCGCTAAACTGTGGGCAAAAGCAAAGGAGACGAAATGACAAAACAAGAAGTGCTGAACGCTGCAAACGTGATGATTGCATACGCAAACGGAAAGAAGGTCGGAACTCGACCTACAAGATCAATGGAACCGTTGTTGGAAATTCTGTACGTCCCAACATGGAATTGGGAACAGAAGGAATACTTCGTGATTCCTGACGATTGTTCCAAAGAACTGGAAAACGATGATCAATCCAAAGCGCACAAACTTACAGAAGAAGAACAACGAATCCTTTTCCTAGCGGAGTCTCCCGATTGCAACCATCCACGCGAACTCCGCGCAATCGCCTTTCAGGTGCGAAAACTGGAGGATCGGATCAAGCAACTCGAATCCGAGAACGATGCACTCCGCGCTGATCTGTTGCTGTGGGAGAATGGAGGGCCGTTGCCATGAAGTATCCAAGCTATTGCTGCCAGAAGTGCGGAGAACTGATAGGATGGATTGGTCGATTCATGTTCCCGTTCTTCCATAAATGCAGAAAGAAGGAGGTGAAGCCGTGAGAAACGTAATCGCATTCTACTCAGACGCACTGACGAACGGCATGATACTCTCAGTGGTGTTTGTAATTGGATTCATGGTGGGCGGTTCAATGACGCGGCACATAGATCAGGAAGCAGCAGTCAAAGCAGGACGCGCCGAGTGGGTTAGATGCGCTGGCGGAGGTCCGACTCAATTCAAATGGAAGGAGTGCAAATGAGCGAACCAATCTACTTTTCAACCAACAGCCACCCGATATCGAATCCAAGCACCCAGATCATGCGGGTTGATCTGGATGGTGGATTCACGGTCAACGAATCCATACCCGCTACTGATGCAGCCAAAGAAGTGCTTCGGATTATGAAGGAGCAATGGTTTGCCGACGCACAAGCAGCTAAGATCAGGGAGCTTCAATCCGATGTGAACGAGCTGAAGGAGCTGGTCGAGTACCTGCAAGATCGGATCAAGCTGATGAAGAGTACTGGCGACGAACTGCTTGAGTGGCTGAAGGACGGTACCATTTCCGACTCAAACTATCGGTTGCTGGCCAACGCATGGCAGCGAGCAAAGGAGAACAAGCAATGAACCCCGAACACGAAGCGCACGAACGCTTGTGCAAATCCATCGGAGCAATGGCGAAAGAGAACGAAGATCTTAAGCAGCACGTCACCCAACTCGAAAACCGTCTCCGCGCTCTGTGGGACAAGCTCGAAGGGGAGAGGAAGTTCTACGATCAGCGCATCCGAGAACTCGAAATAGCTGGCAACGCAATGTACGCATTCATCAACCCTCCATCTCCGAGCATGAGGACCATCCGAATGGACAACCTGTTGCAAGGATGGGACGACGCTAAGATTGGGAAGGAGGTGAAGCCGTGAGCGACACCCCCATATCCGACTCAACCCCGCACAACGTAGCCGAGCTGGGTATGCTGTGCAGGAGGCTGGAGCGACTCGCAGCGGTGCGACTGGCTTACATCACGCAACTCGAAACAGAGAACGACGCAATGCGAGCGGATCTATTATTGTGGAGCGAGAAGGAGGTTAATCTGTGAGCCATATAGTCGATGCCCATGTGGCCTATAATGGCGTTCAGTCCACACCGATGAAGAGCGAGTAGATTGAAAATGAGTCTACTTCAAGAATTGGGGTTGACGAAGGAGTCAATGGCGAAGATGTTGGGACCAGTTCCCGCCTTCAAAGCCCCTGATCCATTGATCTGCCGGCGGTGGGAAGCTGTTCCAGCAAAGATTCGGGAATCGATTCTCAGGGATAACTCAACATTCACCTACAGGGAGTTGGCCAAGAAATACGGTATCTCGCATTCATGCGTATGGAACATCAAGAACAAACAACCAAACAAACAATAGAGGAACTACAACGATGGAAACTGTTATGTCACGAATTGGCCGCATGCTTGGGATGCGGATGCACAACTCAAACCGGCCTGTGCGTCCAGTGCCACAAAGCACAGAAACGGTATCGAGCGGTCCAGATACCGTTGCAATAGATAAAGAACCAAAGAAGAAAAAAAGAAAGTATCTCAAACATACATACATGAAAACCAACGATTCAATCGATAAGGTAAGAGGATTCAGGGTTAAGGGACTTACCTACAAAGCTATCGGTGCAGAGTTAAACATCTCAAAGCAACGGGTGTTCCAGATCATCGCCGCCGGCAAGAAGCGGGATGCCTCGAATAACAAATGGACCGCGGGTCTCAGTTCTCGCAACGCGAACTTGATGGAGAAGCTTGGCATCAAAGACAAGGAGACCGCCATCCATGCAATCCATACCCGTGACATCGTACCGTTCAAGTGGCCGAACTTCGGTGTTCGATCCTACCACGATCTGTGCTCGTGGCTTGGTACTCTACCCGCCGATCCCGGTCTAGGCCGGCACTGCCCCCATTGCGGTAAAACCTCTAAGCAATGAGCCGTCACGCATTCCCGCTCGTCGAATCCATCAAGGTGGTCCATCTCTCAGATGGAAGAACCATCCGAGTGGTGCGTGATCGAACCGAAGAGAATCTAAAGACCAACTACGGAGATGGTGATATCCACCTCACTTGCGTGTCCCAAGCCCATGATCCCATCGAGATGATCAAGACTCTGGCCCGCATGGAGAGCGTTCGATCCGTAGAACTGGTTGATTCCAAAGGCAACGGACTCGTAGTCCACAAACAAAAATGAAACAGTCCTCAACACACGACCTCGTCAACGCGCTCAATATCCTATCAGCCGAACTAGATACCCAAGATGGAATCCCCAATGCGCTCTGTGCAGAAGCATCCACTCGTCTCCTTGAGCTGGTCCAGCTCACGAGCGACCTTACAGCACACATCATCTCCAACCCTGTGCATCATGGTCGATGCAACGCCAAGACCAAGGGTTCCTACTGCAACTGTATCTTGGCTCGCCTCATCACCTCATGAAGACCCCAAGGCAAGAGCAACCCTGGTACGAATCCCGCCTCTCAAATAATAAGAAACCTGGTCCCATAACCGAAGAAGAACGAACCATCATCACCGATGAGAACCGCCGGCTCATCGAGCAGTCCGCACAGATAATTGCTTGGGGAATTGCTAAAGGCTGGATCGCTTACCCCGAACCCATCGAACGTCGCATATGGAAAATCCCTCAACTCTCCCACCCTCCCGGTTCGTCAATCGATCCAACTCTGGAGTCATAGTCACGGTCCTTCATGTTGGCCAATATCGGCTCGCAGAACTCAAAGCTCCCGTCATCATCTACCAAAGAGGCAGCAACATCTACGTTCGCCTCACCTCGGAATTCCACACCAAGTTCAAACCCTATGAAGAAAGCTAAGTCCGCCAAGGCCGCCGCCTACGCCGCCAAGCCCAGCACCAAGAAGACCGGAACCTATTCCCCCAAAACCCAAGCCATCAAACGGCTGATGAAGATAGACAAAATGAAGTAGCCCCCAACGATCGGTCCCAAACAAACAACGATATGACACCGCTCCAACGAGCGGCCCTTTGGCTTTCCAAGGTGCCGCCAGCCGTCTCTGGCCAGTCCGGACACTCAACCACCTACACCGCTGCCGTCGGCCTCGTACACGGCTTCCAGCTATCGGAGGCTGACTCTCTAGCCCTGCTCTCAAGCTGGAATCAATCCTGCCAACCCTCTTGGACCGAGCGCGAACTCATCCACAAGCTCCGCGAAGCCGCTTCCAAGTCTCACTCCAAACCAGCCGGCCATCTCCTTCAATCAGGGGTATCCCCATCAACCGCTCCATTCGATATCACCAAGGTCTCATTCAAGAGGCCGTCACCAGCAGTTGCGCCCGATCCTCAAGCCAGCGAGTTCAAGCGGTTCCTTCAAGCCGCCTTCGCACCCACCGAAGTAGTCTGTATCTGTGATGCCGTCGAGGAGGGTAGGCCAGTCACTGCTGGATCATTCATTCCCATCGAGGAATGGATCGCCCGCTTCGATGATCCGGCATCCCGCATCCTATCACCGGAACGCGAGGGGATCTTTGTCCGCATCAATCCCTTCAAGCCCAACCTCTACAGCGGCTCCGACAACGATGTTAGCGCGTACCGCCATGTCCTGGTGGAGTTCGATGACAAGCCCAAGGCTGAACAGGAGAAGCTATTCCGAGATTCTGGCCTACCGATCACCGTACTCATCGACTCCGGTGGTAAGAGTATCCATGGCTGGGTCCGCGTAGATGCTCCCAACCGCAAGGAGTGGGACATCCGCCGGGATATTATCTACTCGTCGATCCCGGGCATCGATGCCAAGAACAAGAACCCCTCGCGCTACAGCAGGCTCCCGGGCGCATGGCGGAGTCCTACGTCCCAGCAAAAGTTGTTGGCCACTAACCTCGGCTCCGCTTCATGGGAAGACTACCTCACCTCCCGGGAGACCGATGATGACAAGTCCACGGTGGTCTCGATCAAAGACCTCATCAACTTCGATCCAGACAACGATCCCGACAACCTGATCGGCAAACGCTGGCTCACCCGCGGCTCCTCCATGATCATCAGCGGTGGTACCGGTATCGGGAAGTCCAGCCTCATGATGCAGATCGTCATCCGCTGGTGCCTCGGCCTCGACTTCTTCGGGATCAAGCCGGTGAAGCGATTGAAGATCGGAGTCATCCAGGCCGAGAACGACAAGGGTGACCTCGCCGAAGCCTTCCGCGGGGTCATCAAAGGACTCAACATGAGCGTCAGCGAGATCGCTATCCTCCAAGAAAACCTCCACTTCCGCACCGAAGCCGTCCGTACCGGCGACCAGTTCCTCGCCTACGCCCGCCGGTTCATCCACAAATCCAAGCTCGATGTCATCGTGGCCGATCCACTCTTCAGCTACTTCGGCGGTGACCTCAGCGATCAGGGCGAGGTCAGCGTGTTCCTTCGCAACAAACTCCAGCCCATCCTACACGAGACCAAGGTCGCTTGGATCTGGATGCATCACGTTGCCAAACCTCAGCGTAAGGAAAGCAATGAACCACTCACCACAATGGAACTGGCCCACTCAGGCTTCGGCTCCAGCGAACTCGCCAACTGGGCGCGTGAGATAGCCGTTCTCCATGAGGTAGGCCAAAACAAACCTAGAAGGTTCCAGTTGGCCTTCTGCAAGCGGGGATCGCGGCTCCAGTCTAGCTCACTTCATCTTCGTCATTCTCCCACGGGTATTCTGTGGGAGCAGTGGAACCCGATGATGATGACCGGGGCGCAACTGAAGGAGCCGCAACCACCTCCACATCGGCCAAGGCGGCGCGCATAGCTTTCCACCAGTCTTCTCCACCAGCCTCTTCCTCCTCGGCAGAGGCTTTTTTCGCTGCTTCCATCAATGTTTCATCGACGACGGGTTCGTAGCTAGGAGCCTCCTCCTCCTTCTTCGATTCATCCTCCTCCTTACGCTTACCCGGACGCTTCCTTTCGAGTTGGCCAATCGATCGTTCATGCTTCTTCACCGCGGTCTTCAGATACGCAACATCACGCTTGAGATCATTGATGGTTCTCAAGAGCAACGAAACCTTGTCCTCATCCTGCGGAGGAACCCAGTCACACCCACGCCACTGCCGATGAACCATGTCATAAACAAGGACTTGAGACTTCTTGTTCCTCATGGAATTGA